GTAGTCTAACTGTTTATCTTAATGGGTTGTCGGTTGGGCAATATGCAGAACCAACGTCTTCATATTCTTTAGGTGTTCCTATTTATGAACCGCCTATAACTTTAACTGCTGATAATCCAATAGGGGACGATACTCTTCCTTCGTCATACAGTGTTGAGGTCGCAGATTGTCCATCATCAAACCTAGAAATGCCAGGGTATTATGTGGCAAAGGATCAGCGTCTGCTTGCCTATAACGCCAGCATCCCGCTAGCCTATGGATCAAAAGATGCTGTTAGATTGAGGCCCCCACCACCAGCAGAAGAAGGAAACTATCCATCTCTTATTCTTGATGGAGCAGGATTTCTTAATGAACTGGGAAGATACGATACTTATTCTGTAGAGTTTTGGTTAAGAATTGTTGGGTCGTCTTATGACACTAAGAAGATTTTTGGCCCTACCCAGTCATCTGATGGGCTATATGTGACAGAAAGCATTATGAGTTTATCTATCGGGGATAGCGTTGCTTCTTCTCATATTGGGGACATGTCTGATCCCATGCTTATTCATATTGTTTATGGTGATGGATTAGCCGAGGTATTGGTTAATGGAGAGAAAATGATTGCCATGACTGTAGACCCAGCATCATTAACTCTTCCAAAAATGGACCTAACCCATAATCAGAAATGGCTAGGGTTCTGGTGTTATGCAGATTTAGAGCCAATCTACGTAGACTGTTTCAGTATTTTCGGGTATAAGATTGATGAGATTGTTGCTAAGCGTAGGTTCGTTTGGGGACAAGGTGTCGCTGATGTTGGATACCTGAACTCAACATTTAATGGACAAACCGCTTATGCAGACTTTGCAACATCTAATGCCACCACCAACATTTCTTATCCAGATAACTCCTTTTGGTATAACGGCCAGAATAAAAACCTTGCAGCGGATAAACGTCGTTTAGGGTTGCCAGAATATGTTCTTCCAGAGTTTGTGTTTAGTTCAAAAACATTAAGCGAATGGTATGGAGATACATATACAGCAGGTAAAACAGATTTTTGGATGCGCCCCAACCCAGATTGGGCAAATGAAGACGTTTATATTCGCTTTAACTCATTGAGTAATTTTATTGGAAACGTTAAGGGGTTGGCTATTAAGTGGAGGCCAAAAGCAATTGGTATGCCTGGGTTGCAGGACTATCAGTCTTTTGACAATCTGACTGCTGGTCAGTCATATAGTGATTTTGATACAGACCTTGCTGGATTTAATTATGAAACACTGGTTGGCTGGCAAGACTTTAGCATGTTAACAGATTATCAGTCGTTTAACGATGCTTATTCTGGACAAACCTATGGGGATGCCGATACATTATTGAGTGGCAAAGCATATGCGGTATTAACTGGTGGACCAGATATTAAGCAGCCTCTTGTTCTTATTAGATCAAAAAGCACTCCAACAACTAACGTAGATGTTTATACAGACGAACAAAAACTATTTGTTAAGTTTAATGTTAGCGGCGAATCAACAACATTGTTGGAAGAAACAATAAATCCTGATGTTGATAACCTTACATATATAAACTTAGAGTCTTTAACTGAGTCGTTTTCTGGATCGTCTATTCCTCAACAACTTATTAGTTTTTTGTCAAACAAAAGCGATATAGAGGTATTGGTAGGAGGTGACGGAAGAGTTACATTTAGTGGCAGCATTTATAACTTCTCATTTATTGACCAGTATTACAACAGTGCAATTAATCCTGCTATCCAAACAACATATACCTGGGCAGCAAACACTGTAACGGTGACAACTGCTAACGCACATGGACTTAAAGCCGGGGATATTCTTGAAGTAGAGTATTTAACGGGCGGTATGGTTTCAGACACCACTGGATATGCACGAGTAAAAGAAGTAACATCATCTACAGTATTTACCATTGCTAAAAATGGCAGCGGAACAGCAGGAACAATGCAATACCGTTCTCCGCACTTTGCCACTAACTTTACCACTAACACTGAGCAGTTTGATGTTTGCTCTTACACTCTGCTTCCTAAAACGGAATTCGGCAGGTTCTATGCAGACATTGGTGTGCGCGGGTATTGGTCAGACTACATTCCTTTGCAACGCCTTGCTGGTGTAGCCTATGACGAATATGGCAATCCAGGTTCTGCTCTAGACCTTATTCAATTTAACATGGGGTACCCAGTAACCAACGCCACTATTCCTCTTAACTCAGAGGTTTGGGACTATACAGAACTAATGGGTGAGGGTTACACCTATTCAGCACTGAATCTTTTGTTTGATGACTATGGTGCTCTGTCTTTCTCTGGTGCTGAAAACTCAACACTACAGCAACGAGACACAGCAAACAGTTTTGTTAAAGCATTTGTTTCATTCCAAGGATCTGCAAACAAAATTCTAGACTTCTACGAATTAGGAGAGCACTATCCATCAACCACTGCTGATCTTGTTTATGCTAACTTCTTAGAAGAAAAACAAAACTCAAAAATTGAAGTGGTTGACGGTACCTCTATTATTCCTCCCAGAAACAAGCGTATTGAAGACATGGTTATGGCAATGTATCTAGAGGTTGTTGTTCCAGGCATTAAAACATACCCCGTTGCTCTAAGAAGCCTAGAGGTTTGTTCATTTGCTATGCGTCGTGACGGCTTCACTCCTATTGGAAGCAAGTATCAGAAGGATCTTTATCCTTTCGTTACCAATGGATTCTTTTATGATTTCAATACTGTCGCCCCGTTTAAGATTAACAAGAGGGGGCTTCCGTTGTTTTACCAAGGAGAAGAGTCTGGGTTTACCCCGCTGGGAACACCGTCATCAGGCACTGAGCAAGGAATGTTCCTTGACTTCTCTGTAGCGGGAGGAAACTCTTTTAAGATTGACTCATTGCAGTTATGGGTTAAACGAAATGAAGACTTCCCCGTAGAAAAACAAAAAGTCTTTGAAATGGTTTCAGCAGATTCCGTCAACTCCATCTTTGGTAGAAAAGTAATATCATTTTATTTAGAGCGGTATTTTAATGATCCCGAAAGAGCAATGATTACAGCATATGATGAAACAGGCAGCGATGTTACCAAGACTGGGGAGATTCTTTTTTCACATAATGGTAGTGAAGTTAATGCAATCATCTTAAGTAAAAAAGAGTGGTCTGCTTTGGGTATCCGCATGAATAAGGACGAAGACAGAAACATTAATGGTAAGTTTTATATTAACTTGCTAACAGGTTTAACATATAACAACATTTCTGTATTCCAGCCAACTGAAGATCAAGAGCAGCTTGTGCAGTATAGAAAGTGGCTGGAGGTCAGTGACTTTGATTGGCAATACTGGTATCAAGAAGTGGGACAAGATATAAAAACGTGGGAAAACATGTTGTCAACTATCTCCATTAAGATTTCTTCCACGAGCATAGCCAAGAATATCTATGAAGCATATATTGGTCAGCAATCAATTTCTATTGACTCAGCCTCTGACTTTAGGCTAACACAAGACACGATCAGGCATTATTCTGACAATGTGTGGTCAAGCCGTGTACTAATTCCTACTTAATATGGTACAATCATGGTATGCCAAACCCAGGAAAGTCCAAAGCCACCGTCATTCCAAAGATGTACGATTGGGGGCTGTACTTGTGGAGGAAAAAGGACGGACACCTCTTCCATGATGGTGAGGGTAATATGCTCAACATTCCTGGCGTAAAAAATGATATTACTGCAATGGCAGAGATTCGTAAAGCTGCTGCCTATTATGGTGAGCCAGATGGAGAGCCCTACTTCGTTGCTGGTGTTTCCCGTGCCACTGATGAAGAGTACAGCGAGCAGACAGAGCGTATGAAAGCAGGACTTATTCCAAACCTTAATGACCTTGGTGCAGTCTACGATGCTCAACAAGGACTCAAAGCCCATGGGGAAGATAGTTGATGTCTTGGCGAATTGACGAAGATGTCGTCATCATTGATGGTCTAAACATTGACAAGGCTAAAGTAGTTAAGAAGAAGGGCAATGATCCTTTCATGAAGTCATGGGAGAATATTCGTTCTTACCGTGGCATTGACAAAAACTTTAAGCGGCGTTCAGATCGTAATCTTGAAAAGGCAGATCAGATGCCGCAAGGAAATGATGCAGGCTCTAAGCAGATCAATCCAGGGTCCGTTATTCGGACAGGGTATGGAGTATTCGATGTCATCACCCCTCCATATAATCTTTTTGAACTAGCCCAGTATTACGAAACCCACTTCGCCAATCATGCGGCGGTAGACACAAAGACAGCCAACATGGTTGGTCTTGGATACCATTGGGAACTATCTGAAGCGGCAATGGCGCGGGTAGATAGTAAAGAAACTGAGAAGCAGCGTGATGCTGCACGAGCCAAAGTAGAGCGCAACAAGGTTATGCTCAACAAGTGGCTAGATGAACTTAACGACGAAGACACCTTTATTGGTACTCTTGAGAAAGTCATTACAGATTTGCATTCTGTAGGTAATGGGTACCTTGAAATTGGGCGGAAGTCTAATGGAGAGATTGGCTATGTCGGTCATATCCCTGCACTCACTGTACGGGTACGCAGAGAACGAGATGGTTATTGTCAGATTATTGGAAACAAAATAGTCTTCTTCTCAGCATTCGGCAAAGATGTTCCCAACCCAGTAACCAATGACCCATCCCCCAACGAGATTATTCACTTTAAAGTCTATTCACCACTCAATACTTACTACGGTGTACCAGATATTGTGTCTGCTGGTCAAGCACTTATCGGTGACCAGTTTGCCCAGCAATACAACATCGACTACTTTGAGAACAAGGCTGTACCACGTTACATCATCACTGTCAAGGGCGGCAAACTATCCCCTGATTCAGAGCAGAAACTGTTTGAGTTTATGCAAAGCAATCTTAAAGGCCAGAACCACAGGACGCTGGTTATTCCGCTACCTCCCGACAATGACCAAACCAAGGTTGAGTTTAAGATGGAGGCCGTTGAGGCGGGGGTACAGGAAGGATCATTTGGCAAATACCATGATTCAAACCGTAACGATATCCTCACAGCCCATCAAGTACCACTATCCAAGATTGGTATGGGCGACGGTAGCCTAGCAGGAACAATCGCTTCTGACCGCACATTCAAAGAACAGGTTGCCCGTCCAGGTCAACGCATGATTGAGAAGAAGATCAACACTATGATGAAGGAAGTTTCAGACATGTTGGTATTCAAATTGAACGAGTTGACTCTCACTGATGAGGCTGCACAAGCCCAGATCCACGAGAAGTATCTACGCTCCCAGGTTCTACTACCTAATGAGGTTAGAGATGAACTGGGTAAGGCACCTCGTCCTGGTGGAGATAAGGTTCTAGAGTTGTCTGCTCGTCAAGCAGCAGACGCTAAGAATGAGACTCAAGGAAATGATTCTCGGGCCACTGATAGAGAGAACAATGCAGCCGATAATCCTAATACGGTTAACGGACGAAAGCCGCAAAACGATTCAGGAAACGATTAGTATAAAATGATGATATACTGTTATTGCCATGATTGGCGAAATATTTAGTTATGGAGAAGGCTTTGTACGAAACTAAGGTTGCCTATGATGGTGACAACATTCGGCTATCTATGCCTCTCTATAAGGTTGACCAGGAAAAGCGCATTGTTCATGGCTTTGCAACCCTAGACAATCTTGACAAACAAGACGATATTATCACTAAAGCGGCCAGTGTTAAAGCATTTGAGAGATTTCGTGGCAATATCCGCGAGCAACACGATCCCCATAAGGCAGTCGGACGTATTGTCACTTTCCGTGAGGATTCAATCTATGATGCCGAAACAGCAAAGACCTATAATGGAGTATTTGTTAGCGCATACGTGTCCAAGGGTGCAGAAGACACCTGGCAGAAAGTGCTAGACGGTACTCTCACAGGATTCTCCATTGGTGGCTCCATCAAAGAGGTTGAGAAAGCATACGATGAAGATGTTGATAAGTCAATCCGCATCATTCACGATTATGATCTTGTTGAGTTGTCCCTGGTAGACAACCCAGCGAACCAACTAGCCAATGTTATTAGCATTGAAAACTTGACAACGGGACAATGCACATTGATACCCCGCTTATTAAGGGCGGTATTGAGAACATCTTCTGGTGCAAAGAAGATAACATTGTAATTCTAAAATGCACAGAAGAAGAAAGGTGCGCTGTCTGTAATGCAGGAATGGCAAATGTCGGATTTGTCGAATCAAACGATATTGACAAGCGAACAACTATCAAATCTTCTCTTGATTCTTTCAAGAAGAACGCGGTGACTGGCGACACAGAAAAAGAAATAGTAAAGGAGGCGAATATTATGGCAGAAGACGCAATTGTTGAAGAGGCTGTAACCGAAGAGGTTATCAAGTCCGAAGATACAGTTGAGGAAAGTGCCCCCGAAGTGGAGGCCGAAGTTGAGAAGGCTGATGAGGCACAGGCAGAGGCCGAAGTTGAAGAGGTAGAAAAGTCTGACGAAACTGTTGAGGCT